TCTGTGCCCTCGCAAGCCCGGTATCCCGCATGGTGGTAAGTACAAACTGCTTGTCCGTCATACTTCGTTCACGCCCTCTCTGATTGCTTTCGCAAGCTCCGCATAGGTCACATACTCCGGTTCAGGTCCCGGCTCCGGTTGTCCATCATCCTCCACGGTAATCTGCCCTTGATAGGCTTCAGCTTGTGCGATGGCGTAAGATGCCTCCGTGTAGGGCATCGTAACACCGGAGAGCACCGTCTCGATGTCCGGCTCCTCAGGGGTGCCGTGGTTGGTCTCTGTCGCCAGCTGGTATTTGATGATCTTCATGGCGCCCTCCTCAATCGGTTGTTTTTATGTAACGCAAGACAAGATATACATAGCTTCCGGACGCATCCGTATTTGTCGTGATCCGGATAATTGAGGCATTGATCAGAATATTGTCAAGCGCAGGGGCTTCGATCAGATTGGCGCCTCCCATCATCCCTGTATATGAGACGAGCTGGCTGAAATCTTCTATCCCATGAGAGACTTCTTTGTATGTGGCATTTGGTGCCTGACCGAAATTGATTGCTTTGGCATACACAGGCTTTCCGTTGTATCGCTCCACGGTGCGGTACTCGACGCCCAACAGAGTGGGGGGATTGATCCACTCCCAAGGCTGCCACCCTCCAAAAAGATAGTGATGGGATCGCCGAGCACTTATCAGGCCCTCGTCACTCCCGTAGCGATATGCAGTTTGAAACACAATCTCATCAGCGTATGCGCACACCAGTACAAGCCAACCAGGAACATTGTCCGGAGCGTGTACAGCCTCCCCACCTGCGCCATTCATGTACCATCCGTTTTTTGTGGCATCATTCAGGTCCGAAATGTTAACAGCAACTGTGCCCAGCCCAAACCCGCCAGGAGCCAGATTTTCTACGCCACGCACACACTCCAACAGCGTCAGCGGGAAAATATTTTCCTTGGTGTCGTAATCGAAAAGCTGCGCCGTGCTCCCCGCATTCGCGAACGTCGGCGCCGTCTTGGAGTACGTCCAGTTGCGCGTCACCGTCACCACACCACTGCCGGGATTGGTGGATGCCGTAATCTTGATGGTGCCCGTGCCCGTGGGCAAGTCCACCACCAAAATCTTGTTGTTGGCGCCGTTTGTTGCTGTGAATGTCCGGGCAGTGGTTCCATTGATGATCTCCGTCACCGTCAAGGGGTTCGTGCCGTCGGAGGACACCGTGTAAGACACATCATTGACCAGCGTCCCCAGATTCCCGTCAGAGCCGGAGATCACCACAGCAGATGCGCTCACCACAGGCACAGAGGCGCTGGTAGTGTAGTCCCCGTAGGTGCCGGAGACGCCAGCCTTGACACGGTACTGGACGCTGGTCCAAGTGCCCACAGCCTCCTCGAAACTCGTATTCGCCCCGGAATAGACCTGCGTCCAGTCAGCGTCGGTGTCCGACTTGCGCTCCAGGATGTAGCTGTCGGCTATGGATACAGCGGGCCATGATACCATAATCTGGTTGCCCTGCATGGCGATGTCCGGAACGTTTAGGGCTGTGGGGGGCGGAGGGACTACAATTTCCCGTTGGTCGTAGTAATATCCGCCAGATATTCCGCCATTTGGATAGGCCAACTGATCTGTCGAATACACAAATTCTATAAATGCGCCTTTACCTGGTGAGGATGTGTATTTTGTGAAAAAACCTCTCAGCATTTTAGAACTACCACTTATATCCGAAGAAGAATCCATTCCATAATAGATTACTGAAGCATTTTCTATATTCGAAACGAAATATCCTTCGACGTTATATGCTGTAGTAGAGCCCGGCAAATCACGACTACGCTCAAACTTCCATATTCCATTTTCAAACGGAGGTTCCCACGTTTCAGAATAGTAATATTTCTCTGAAAATCTTATGGTTGGATCATCTACGGAGGTTTTAGTTTTTGTATATTCGATTCTGCTTTTTTCCCATTTGTAAAGTGCCATCAGTTCCCACCTCCGTTGTACGTCACCTGAATCTGCGCGGTCAGCATCCCGCCCAAATCCTCCATGGTGGCCAGCTCAGAAAACGCCGCCCCGATCTGAATCGCCGCCGTCTGGGCGTTGTTCACCTGCTCCATCAGGTAGTTGTACCCGTGCTGCCGGGTCAGCCCTGCGCTCTGCCCCTCCGGGGCCACAATCTGGTTTTCCGCCCAGTCCTCCGGCAGGTCCGCCGGAAGATTGACAGTAATCGGGTTCTCAGCCATTCGTAATCACTCCCTCGTTCACCGGAATCGTGTGCTTCATCACAACGGAATCCCCTACCGGCACATAGACCTGGGAGGACGTCAGCACGTTCCCCGCCCCGTCCAGCAGCTCCACAGACGTGATCTCCGCGGTCTGGGCCGCCGCCACTGTGTATGTGATCGTCAGGATATTCCCCGACACACTCTTTGTCAGGTCTGTAATGGAGATCGTCCCATTGATCCGGGCAGAGGCCACGTCACCGCTGACAAAATCGGCCACCCCCGTCAAAAGGGCCTGTTGGATGGATGGAGTCTCCGGCAATTTAACCACCTCGTTTTCGCCGTCCGTGGCAAAGGGCAGTTGCCCCAGCGCCCACGAACCCAGCTTGTAGTTGTACGTCCGAATGAGCCGCTCGATCTGCTCACTCAAAAGAAGCCCGCTCCGGATGAAGGGCGTGTTCACATAGACGATGTGGGCGGGCTTGATCCGGTTGATGGTGAACGCCACCTCCGTGGCATAGTTCTGATTCTGGGCGCTGCTCTCGATGTACAGGGTGTAGTTGGGATAGTCTACATGGACTTCCCACAGCCCCGGCCCGATCAGCTCGTCCAGCTTCTGATACAGAAACCCCAGTGTGTACGGCGGCTTCGTGGTGATGCGGTTCAGCACCCGATACCGCCGGAACTCCAGGTCCTCCGTCTGCGGATTGGGTACAATGCCGAAAATCCGCTCCCACATCTCAATCGCAGACAGGTCCATGGTCTGGAAGAAGAAATTGTCCGCCACGGACGTGATCTCTCCCGCCAGGGCTTCCAGCTGCGCCTCCTCCGTCCGGCAGATTTCCCGGTAGTCCAGAATTTCCCGATACCAGGGCGGCAGCAGCTTCAGCATCTCATAATCAAGTTCCGGCACTTAGACTCACCGTCCCCATCACAGGCACCTGCTGGGTGGCGCCGCTCTCCGTCAGAATCAAATCCGCTGTCCCGCCATTCAGCTGTACATTCGTGGCATTCACCACGCCGGTAACGCCTACAATGGCCGCGGTAATTCTCGCAAGGTACACGTTGGCCTCATACACCACGCTGGTGGCGCTGGTGTTGGTGTCCCACGCCTGCCGCACTGTCAGCAGATACGCCTCGATGGCGTCCTCAATGGGCTGCTGCACCTGCCCAATCTCATAGCCGGAGGCCAGCGTCACCGTGGCGGAGACGTTCACCGTCAGCTCTGTGGGAGCCACCACCGTCACCTGCGCCCCGATAGGCGCCATGCCCAGCCCCAGCCCCTGGTTGGGGGGCGGGTCCACGGCCTTCTGTACATTCTCCACCAGGGTAGACGAAGCAGGAAGCCAGTCCGCCCCCAGGACAGACAGCTTCACCGTCCCCCCGCCGTTCCAGGTGGGGTACACCTGCACGCTGCCCACGCCATCCAAGCCGCCCACATACTGCTTGTATGCCGCGATATTGCCGCCGAAGGGCCGCTCGTTCAGGGCCTCGACGATCCGCTCCCGAAACGATTCATCCGTCTCCGTGTCGTCCCCCGGCACCAGAATGTCCGTGATCTGGGCGCTGGTGAGGCCGGGAATGGCGGTGATGGGCAGAATCGGCCCGGTGTACTCGTTGCCGATGCTCCCCGCCGTCTCCGCCTTCAGCTGGTAATAGTGGAATCCATCCTCCGGGTCCTCCGGGGTGTCTGCGGCCGTCACAATGAAGTTGATGGAGTTCTCCCCGTTGATGGTGGAGAACCGTGCGCCAATGGCCACAGCAGCATTGAACATACCCAGCCGCACCGCAGCAGAAGCGGGGTATCTCGTCAGACCTGCAATCACCGCCAGATCATCCAGAGACTGTCCGGAGGCCGTCTGCACAAACGCCTGCCGCTGCACCTGGTCCAGGGAGAGATAAAACCCCTCCATCACAAAGGCCGCCGGGCCCAGGGCCGTGGGGATGGGCGCCGTGTCCCGCTTGTCGTAGGTGTCCGGCACCCGGTCCAGCATGGCCTGAAGGATGTTCTGATAGGTCTCCTGCGTAAAATCGATCAACTGATATTCACCTCCACTGAGGTCTGTTCGCTTCCGTACACAGTGTTCACTGTAAAGGATGCTGACAGGGTATTCCCGGCCACAGAATAGGTAAAGTCGGAAATCCCCCGCACCCGGTCGTCCATGGTCAGGGCTGCGGTGATCCGGCGCTGCAATTCGGACGCCACATACCCCGGGTCCTGGCCGATCAGCCCCTCCCACTGCATCCCGGAGTAGGGCCGGTAAATCTGCCAGCGGAACCGCTCCACGTTCAGAATGATCTCCACCGCCTGCCGGACAGCTGCCAGTCCGTCCGCCTCTCCCTGTATTCTCCGGGTCTCCCTGTTGATGTACCACGTCCGGGAGGGCTGCTGCTGAAAAGTCACGCCCGCAGAGATGTCAATCGAGCTCGTCGGTAATGTCGGCATTCTCTCACCCCTTAAAGACGCGGGACAGCACGATGAACCTCTGCCCGTTCTGCACCCGGAGTAAAATCACCTCATCCCCCACCGCTAACGCGCGGTTCAGGATGATATAACCGTTTTCCACCGGCAGGGCCTGTCCGAACTCCTGACAGATAATCTGGCTCTCCAGCAGCGCCGGGTCACAGCTGCCCCCGCCAGTGGCCGTATCGTGTATCTCGTGGGTGTGCTGCAAAATGGGAATCTTCTTCTCCACCACACACTCCGTCAGCAGCAGCACCCCCGCCCGCAGCGGGGCCATCTGGGTGTTGATGGTGATCTCCAGCGGGTCTGCCTTCGTCACGGTCCCGATCCGCAGGTCCGTGGGCTGCCCCGCCCGAGTGTTCTCCTGGATCATCTGTTGCAAAACATCTCTCAGTTCCATACTCAAATCGCCATCGTCTCAAATTCCATGGTGTGTACGTCGTTCTCCCAGGTGTGGGTCACCTGCTCCAGCAGCACATACTGGTCCAGGTTGATGTCGCCCAGGCCCGGGACTTTCATCAAGACCATCTGCCCCGCCCGCAGGCCCGGGACCCCAAGGGCGTTGACTTTCACCGTCCGCATCCGCCGGTTGTAGTACGCCAGGGACGCCTGGGCCTGGGCGCGCATCTGCGCGTCGTTCACGTCCTCATCCACGGTCTGATACAGCTGCAAAAGCCCCCACTGTCCGATGTTGGCGGAGTCCTCCGCGATCACCACGTCCGCCCGCCCGGTCTCCTCGTTGGGTCGGGCCAGCTTCACGGAGTTGTACGTCTGCTCGTCGATGTCGGTCTTGTACTCGTACTCCGTCAGCAGAGACCGCTCCCCGATCACCACCGGGGAGATCATGTCCTCCGGCCGCCGCAAAGCCAGCCCGTTCCCATCGTCGAAAAACACATAGATGTTCCCGGTGTTGAGCAGCGTCTGCTGCACCGCCTCGCCGATCATGTCCAGCACCGTCTCGTCCTCCTTGATGAAGGATGGGATGGCGTACCCGGTGTCCGCCACAGCGCCCACATCCAGCTGAAAGTCCGCGGCGATCTGCCGGATCATGTCCCCCGCCTTGTAATCATAGAAGGCATAGGAGGCGTTGGCCTTCAGATACCGCAGCCGGTCATAGCAGGTGACCTCGATCTCGTCCCAGCGGTTTTTGACCTTGGTGAACACCCAGCCGTAGAACTGCAGCTGTCCATCCACGGAGAACCGCACCACGTCGCCCTCCAGAAAGGCAATGTCCGCGCACTTGTTCAGGGTGAACTTGAAGGTCCCCGGGCTCCCGGTCCGGTCGGTGGTCCAGGAGGCGGTCTGGGTGCAGTTCACCACGTCCCAAACCTTCCCGCTGCGCTTGTTGGCGATCAGCAGCTCGCATTTCATGTGTTGCTCACCACCTGCAGCGCCTCCCTCTTCATCCATCCCAGGGCCCCGCCGCTCTCGGTGGTCACATGGATGGGATAAGCCCGAGCGGCATCCACAATGCGGGACACCACCACGGTCCGGCCGTTGCCGTTCCCGTGTGGCTCGTCTCCGTAGCTAGTGTAATAATAGGGGCCGTTCGCGATGCACGTGGTCCCCACCACAAGCTGCCCCTGCGGGATGTCCCGGGACGGCTCCGTGGTCGCCACCGCAGGCGTTCCGCCGCCCTGGGACTGCACCTGGATGGCGCCCGGGGTGTAATCCCGGTACTCGGTCAATGTCAGGTCGTAGTAGAAATCCCCGGTCTCCCCGCCCCGCTCCTCTGTGTTGAACTGGGTGACCAGCGCAGAAAAGCCGGACAGAGTTGTCGCAAACGGCTCTCCGTTTTCATAGCTTCGGACGGGGATATAGTCTACGACAGCTCTTTCATCCATTGCAGACTGAAAAAAGTTGATGTAATATTCCGGTGCATGGAAACCGTCCCACAGTTGGGTTCCATAAAGGGGCCTTCCGGGAAACCAGCTGGAAATCGTTACTTCACGCAGCTTCGGAGTACGGGGAACCATAATGGGTCCGATACCAAGAACGTTGTATTCGCCGTTATCCGCTTCTTTTGATACCGGGAGTTTTGCAGGGTTGACCGGAAGGCGGACCTTGGCAGTTCCACGCTGGATAAAAATACTGTAGATATTTTCTCCCATAGCCCCTCCTTTCTTGACAGGCATCGACGCAAACAGATATAATGTGTAACGGGGTGATGAAATGCTTGATGAAAAGGATTTGCAAGCCATTGCCGCTCTGATGGATTCCAAGATCAAAGAGTCCGAAGATCGAATGGCTGGTCTGATGAAGGTTGTCATGGAAAATGAGGTCACGCCCAAATTCAACATGCTAGCCGAAATGCTCTCAGACCTGAAAGAAGAAGTGGACCAAATCCCAAAAGACGATGACCGCAAAAAGGTCATAGAAAACCTGGAAGTCCACGACGCAGTGTTGAAGCTGCACAGCGAGGAAATCGCCAAACTGAAAAAAGCCCAGTGAGAAACGCGGTGCCGCAGGGTGCCGCGTTTCTTTTTAGAATGCTCTTGCCGTGGTCCTGGCGGACCCGGCGGACACCTGCTCGATCAGGATGTCCCGGATGGCGTTTGCCAAATTCTGCCGGTCCGCCGCCGTGCGGCCGGTGTTGGCCCCGTTGATGGTGATGACCGGCGTCTGGGCCGTCAGATTGACGTTGTTCACGTACCGCCGCTCCGCCACATCCACCAGGGCCTTGATGTCCTCCTTACTCATGGAAACGGACTTCTCGATGCCCTTCACGCTGTCGGCAATTCCAGAAACCTGAGAATAGGTCGGAGTGTTGGTATAGTCCAGCGCAGAAGTCTGAGAAGAGCCAGAAAACAGATTGCTTCCCCAGTTGTAGCCGCCGGAAAAGGCGTCCGCCAAGTCCTTGTAGTCCCACGCCTTGACATACTCCTTCCAGCCGGATTCGCTTCTGATGGTCTGAGCGCCTTGTGCGATCTTGTTGTAAAGGCTGTCGATGCCGGATGTGAGATTTACCTCGACGCCCGGGATTTTGTTGATCAGGTTTTCCAACCCCTGCGCCACATTCTGGATAAAGCCCAAGACTGTCAGGGCCATGTCATAAAACAGAAGCTTCACCGACGCCACCGGATTGTCGAATACATTTCCAAGGAAATTTGCGAAGGACGCGAACCCCCGTTGAATCGGGACCAGCACACTGTTGAACACAAACGCCGCCAGCGTTGCCAGCGTTCCGGTGATGATGCCTGTGGCGGAGACCGACGATCCGGTCAGCTTGTTGAACGCCGCCACGCCTGCGTACAGCAGCCCGATCAGTACCCCCACCAGCATGATGATCCAGGTGATCGGGGACGCAAACAGGGTGCTGTTGAAGGTCATCACCGCCGCTGAAGCCGCAGCCGTGCTGCCCCGCAGAACGCCAAACCCAATCGTCAGCAGGTTCACCACAAAATGATAGGCCCCCGCCGCCGCGGCCGCGATCTGCGTCCAGTGGGCCGCCACCTGGAACACCACAAAGGACGCCGCCAGCCCAGCCACAATCGGCCCGATGATGGACAGATTGTTCGCCAGCCAGTTCACCGCGTTCAGCACCGGCTGCAATGCCCAAATGGCTGCATTCTGCATACGATTCCATACTCTGCCCCAAGTAACCGGCATATTCTCAAATTTAGCGTTGATATAGTCCGCCGCGTTCAACACGGCATTCTTAACAACATCGGCAGTAATCAAACCTTCTGCCGCCAAATCCCTGACGGCTCCCTTGGAAACTCCCATATAATCCGCAATTACATTTTGAACCATAGGAAGTTGTTCCATAACAGAGTTCAGCTCATCGCCCCGCAGGACTCCAGAAGCCAGCGCCTGTGTTAATTGAGTGATAGCCCCGCTTGCTTCTGCTGAAGTTGTCCCGGACAAAGCCATGATTTTATTGAGCTGCTCCGCGAATGTAACCGTTTGTTCTGAGGACTGGAATGCGTCTCCAGCCAAAATTCCGATTTTAGAAATAAAACTAGCCGTCTGCTGATAAGACGCTCCAACTCTCTGGGCGGACTCATAGATCATCCGGTTCAGCTCTTCCGTGGTCTGCAAGCCGTCGTTCATCATGTCCAGCCGGGCCGTGATGCTCGTCATGGAGTCCGAAAGCCCCGTCAGCGCCCGCACGCCCTGAATGCCAAGATACGCCCCCGCCAGACCGCGCAGCTCACTCACCAGCCCGGAGGTCTGCCGGGCGGCATTGGCCGCGCTGTCGCCATACAGGCGGTTGCTGTCGCTGCTGCTCCGGGCGGCACTCCCGGCCCGGGTCAGATTGTTGATGTAGTCCCGCAAAACACGGGAGTATTCGTCGTTCAGACGCAAGGTGTCCTGAATGACCGCCACGGTCTCACCTCTTTTTCAAGCTGTCCTGCAGCTGTTTGTTCTCCTCCATGCTCCGCAGGGCAAAGACCCGCACCAGGGCCTTTTCCCGCCGGGGCAGGGCGTCATACTGCCCGGGGGCCCACCCGAGGTTGACAAAGCAGTAGTAGGCCACCAGCGTGTCAACCTCCCAGGCGTCCCCGGCGATCAGTTTTTTGCCTCGTCCTCCACAGAACCGCCAAGGCCGGACAGGTCCAGAATCTCCCGGAGAAGATTGCTGAACTCCCCGGAAAACAGCATCTTGCCGGGAACCATCAGCGGGTCCATGACGCCATAGGCATCGCACAGCTCCGTGGACCGGAAGTCCGGCACCAGCGTGGCCGCCACGATCAAGCGCCGGTTGAAGTCCTGGTCGTCCACTGTGCGCTCCAGGCTGCCGTCCCGCTTCTTCACGGTCCGGGTGGACTGCTTCAGCAGCGCGTCCGCCTCGTCCTGGGTAATGGACCGAATCTTGAACTTGGCCGGGCTGCCGTCCTCATCCAAAAACCGTCTGGAAATGACGATCTCCTTCTCTTCCTGCACCGTCACGGGATGCAGGAACGCAGACAAATTGCTCATGTTTCCTCCTTAGTCCCCCAGCTGTGCCGGGTCGTTGAACGATTGCAGCCGGGCCACCCGGGTGTAAGCGAAGTTGAAGTCGTAGCTCAGCATGGACTCCTCGTCATTGAGAATGCTCAGCGGGATGGTGCCGGTCAGGTGGCAGCCGTAGTAGGCCATCACCTGAGAACCAACGGACGTGGTGGGGTCGTGGTTGGTGATCTGGATGTCGAACTCCGGCATCACGCCGGTCTGGATGTACTCCAGCATCATGTCCGTCCACAGGTTGGTGCCGTAGTAGATATTCCCGGTGCCCGTCAGCTTGGCGCCGTTGGGCTTGTCCTGGATGGTCCGGGTGCCGATCACCCGCATGTCGCTGGACTGCATCTCAGCGTTGGTGGTGATGTTCCGCATCCCGGCCACCACATAGTTTTTGCCGTCACGGGTCACGACGATGGACCCCTCCGCGCCGTTCAGGGTGTCCTTTGCCAGTAAATACGCCATGTATCACACCTCCCTCAGTTCACCGAGATGGTGACGTAAATCTTCTCCACGGAATCCACCGGCTGAATCGCCAGATTGACCACGATGGCATCGATGGCCTCGCCCGCCTCCACGGTCACATCCTCCGCGTCGAAGTTCTGGATGCCGCTGTTTGCCTGGATGTCCAGCAGATAGCCCACAATGGCGCTCTTGAACTGCATCCGGCCCGCCTCGTTGTTGTTCACCACGCCGATGAAACCGTCGGAGAACTGCTCATAGATGTCATTGGCGATGGTGTTCAGCAGCCGCATGACCCGGTTCTTGTGGTAGGGCTCGGTGATGTCCGTGGTATAGGTCACCAGGGAATTGATGTCCTGCTCCACCTTCACCACGCCGTCGTCCGCAAACAGCACGAACTCCCCCTTCTGCAAAGCCTGCTCATACCCGGAATTGGTCCGCTTCGGCGTCACATCCACCGCGCCGGGGTACGCGGCGTAGGTCAGGGACTCGTTGTACCGAGCCCCTGCCTGGGCGCCCGCTGCCCACCAGACCACCTGCTGGGGCGTCAAAGCCGTCCCGTCGGAGAGCACCACGCCGGAGTTGACGTTGGTGATGTACCGGGAGTCCGGGTTGGTCAGGCCCGCCGCCACCAGCTGGGACTGTGCGCCCTCCTCGTCCGCGATCCGCTTGATGAACGCCTGGAAGGCATCCTCCACAGTGGAGTCCGAGCCGTCGTATGCCAGCACATCGAACTTGTAGGGCTCGATGGCCGTCAGGAAGTCCGTATAATCGCTGGAGGCCGGGGCGCCGTCCGCTCCGCCGGTGAGGGGCGCGCCCACGCTCGCCGCCAAGGCACCGGTTCCAGAGAATGTCACCCAGTCGTTGGCCGTCAGGTCCTCCACAATCTTGGCGGTCTGCTGGTCCTCGATCACGCCGCCCACCACCGTGGAGACGGTGAAGGTGTCCGCCGGGTCCGCCAGCTCGGTCACCACAATGGTGATGTCATTGCCCCGGACGCCGGGATATCTGGCCGTCGCTGTCAGCGGAGCGATCTCCGCCGTGGCCTGCTTCTGCCCCGTCGCCCCCAGGCGGTACAGCAGGACCTTGTTGGGCGCCGCCGTCCGGTTGGTGCCCTTGAACATCTCGTTCAGAAACCTGTTTTTGGGGTCGGTGATGTCATACCCCGTGTACGGGACCATGTCCGCCCCGGCCGCAATGGTCTGTACCGTCTCCACCGGGCCCCAGGAGAGGGCCGCCGGAATCGCCACCGTGCCCCGGTCGCTGACCGTCAGCCCCAGGTCCCGGTTAGAAGTAAACCGGATGTAGACGCCGGGCCGAATCTTGTTCTGGCTCTGCCAGGTGCCGCCAGCCATACAAATCACGCTCCTTTTTGTTTGAAAAATGCCTTGACCGCCTTTTCGGCCTCGGCTATGGTGTATTCGGATTTGGAAAGGACCACTCCCAGGAAGTCCTTTTGGTATCTTGCAAATCGGGGGTCCCGCAGCAGGACCTCCCGCCTGTATTTCTTAGCCATCTTTCAGCCTTTCATCGTAGTCCATGGTTTCCATCTTCACGCCGTCCTCCGGGATGGTGACCCACACCCGCAGCTCGAACTTGTAGTGAAGGGCGTCCAGGTCGATCCGCCACTCCCGGTCATAGGTCCGCAGCAGACCGGCGTCCGTTCCGTCGGAGTACGGGAAGGTCTCCATCCGCAGGTCCAGCATCTCCGCCGCCTGCTGGTACAGCTGCTGCAGGTTGGGCAGGTTGTAGTCCACCAGATACGTCAGGTCCAGCCCGATCCGCCGGAAATAATACCCGTTGTTCCGCCGGGGCTCCACATAGGCGTACCGCTGCTGGAGGAACAGCATGGGAGCCTTGCTCCCCTGCTGGTTCGGGTCCTCGTAGAAGGTCACACCGGGGAAGGACGGGGCCAGATAGTCCGCCAGACTCTTTGCAATTGTGGAAATCGTGAAGTTCATTCCAGCATCCTCCGCAGGCGGTCAGTCTCCAGTCGGACCACCCGATGGTATTCCTCATGGGCCGCCTCTGCCATGAACAGGCCCTCCACATACTGGGTCTTCGTGCCCACCACGATGCCGCCTTTTCCGTCCGGGTTGTACTCCAGCATCCCGCTCTCCGGGTTGATGACCAATCCAGGCACGAAATGCCGGTCCATCCGGTGGCCGTCGTTGACATAGGAGGCGTACTGCTTATCGTTGTTCAAATGCGTTAGGTAGCTCCTGCCGCGCTTGACAGGGGTCACCTTGGAATCCGACGCCCAGTGCTGTTTCATCCCACCGGACCGGGTGTTGGTACCGGAGAGATCGTCCAGCGTGGGCGGCGTCAGCTCCGCGGCCTTTTCCACGGCCCGGATGGTGGCTCCCTTCGCAACGGCGGCCAGCTCCCCGGGAAACCGCGCCTCCACATCCCGCAGCTGTGCAATCCGCTCTTCCAGTGTCATGTCACACGCTCCTGCTGTAACAGCCGGATTTCCTGATGGGCCAGCCCCGGGATGATGGCCCCGAACGGCTCATAGTAGAGGTTGGGGTCTGCGGCAAAGGCCCGGATGACCGGCCCCGGCTTTCCCAGCCTGCCGCCTCTGGTAATCACCAACTCGTCCCCCGCCCGCACGTCCACGGAGACGTCACAGGCAAGATGGTCCGTCTCGTTGATGTTGGAGGCCGTCTCCGCCATGTTGATGGCCTTGTTGTCGCTCTGGTAGATGCGGCAGGGGATGCTTTCAGACACCAGCGCCCGCTCGTGCCGGGTTAAGCTGCCATCCATGATCTCCTGCACCCGGTAGATGCTCATGGTGTCGGTGTACCAGTCTTGCCAGTTCATACTGCCCCCCCTAGATCACATAGGTGCCAGCCATCCCGATCAGCTTCGCCCGGTTCGCCAGAATCTGCCCGTAGGTGGTGGAGTTCAGGTCGCCCCAGTCCTCGGTCCCGGCAGTCAGTGCTGTGGTGTCGTACTGCACGGAGGCATCGCCCAGAGTGGCGGACTTCACCACGCCCACCAATGCCCCGGAGGCCGCCGCCGCTTCCGGTGTCTCGTTGCTGGCGGCGTAGCCCCTCAGGGACAGGGTGGCGTAGTGGGCCACGTAGAGTCCCACCGCATACCGCCAGCCGTCCAGCCACCGGTCCGGCTGGATGCTCCCATTCGCCATCTGGATGATCTGTTCCAGCATGGGGAGAGAGCCCAGGAAATAGCCCTCACTATTGAAAAATTGGGGGTAATCCGTGCGGAACTGCTCCACGGTGTAGGTTCCGACACTATGGCCGATGTTTGCGGCAGTGGCCCGAACTCCAAAGAACTGTGGCTTGCCCCAGTAAAACATTGCAATCCCTCCTTGCGCTCTTTTGAAGGTGTGCTATCATGAACTTGTCTCCATCGAACGGTGGAGTGGATTGAAATAAATCGATCGGGCTGACTACCCGCAATTCTTGAACTCCGAGGGAGTGGGGCTGACAGGAAAACCTGTTGGCCCCTATTTTTATTCTTCGGTGACTTCCTTACCCCGGCGGGTCTTGACCTTCTTGTCTGCCGCCGTCTGGGTAGACTTGTCGCTGGTGTCCGTGGGCACGATCTTCCCGTCCCGCACCAGCGCCTTAAAGTAAGGCGTTTCCGCCGCCCAGTCCGGCACGGTCTCCATCATGCCCGCCCGCAGCCGGACAGCCGCGGAGCCATCCGGCGCAGGAAGGATGATGTTCCGTTTGCTCAGCACAAACATACAGCCACCTCAAATTCCGTCCACATACAGGACGGAGGTGGGATAGAAAATTTCCACCTCGGAAAGGTTCGCCATGTAAGCGGTGTCGTAGCAGACGTTTTCCACATTGGGCTGAGACATGATCCGGCTCAGGGGCACCAGCTCGTCCTCCTTCACAAACCGCTCGTGGTTCACGTACACCACCATGCGGTCTGCATCGGCGGAGCCCGCACCCTTACACCAGGCCGTTGCGCCGATAAACAGGTCGCCACCATTCTTGGCCGCCACGTTGTTCTTCATCAGGAAGTCGAAGATGGTCTCAGTGGCCAGGTCGGTGACTTTGGTGGTCATGATGTAGTTATACTGCTCATAGGGCAGCAGGATGTGGTTGGGGATGGCGGAGAGGTCGTAGCCGTTGGCCGCCCAAACCGTCAGCAGGGCAGTGTTCACGTCGTTCAGAATCTGATCGGGCGTCTTGGTGCTCCACTCCGTTCCGGAACTGGTGCCGGTGGCTGCGGCGGTGGTCTCTGTCGCCAGGGGGCTGTTCACAAGGCCCGTGGTGCCATACTCAGTGATTCCGGTATAGGTGTTCTGATCCACGTGCTTGTCATAGGACATTCGCACGCCGTCCTGCAGCAGATTGTCCAGGGACCGGCCGATGTAGTTGGCCCGCTGCATATCCTGCCACATGACCCGCAGGGCCGCCGCGAAGGTGTGGGCCTTGAACACGCCCTTGTCCACACTGGCCTGCACGATGGGGATGCCGTTGGCACTGCCTGCTGTCACAGGAGATGCGCCCGCGCCTCCGGTCATGCCATAGGCCACCGTCATGGCGGACACATAATCCACCCAGCCGCCGCCGGACTGGATCACGATGTCGCGGGGATAGGTAACGCTGGTCAGGGGCTTGCGAATCAGCGGGTCCCGCTTCTCCAGCTCGGAGACCAGGAACGCGTTTCCGGACTGAATGCCGTTTGCGTCCATGGTGGGCACGCCGGTCACTGCGCCCTGGGTCCGGGCGGTGAACACCCCGGCGTTGGTGGTTCCAACATTGGTAAAGCTCATGTGTTAGTCCTCCTTTCAGGCGTTGGCGCGGGTCAGGATGACCAGCTCGGCCACGCCGTTTGCATCAGCGGGACCGCCCCACTGGCAATTTGTCAGCTGCACGGTGTTGGCGGTTGTGGTGCCGTCCGCCATCGCCGTAAAAGAACCGGCAGGCACGTTGGACAGCCCCGCGGTCTCCGTGGTGTTCAGCAGCACATACACCGCGCCGCCCAGCTTGGGGGCTGTGGTGCCGTAACACTTCACATGGATGCTGCCCCGCTGGAACACACCCACCGCCTCGCCGGGAGCAAACTGTCCGTTGCCCGGGTCCAGATAGGTCAGAGCGCTCTTGATCTCCGCGGCAGCCACACCGGCAAACTGCGTGGCGGTGGTACCGGTTCCGGCAAATGCCACCACATTGCCGTTCGCATCGTACTTCACAGGGGTTCCGAACACGATCTTGTCATCGCCGCCGCAGGGGCGGGTCTCGACGATCATATCAGGTTGTCTCGCATAACACCCCGCAAAACCGTGGGGCATACTGGTGCCGATCACCTGGGGATTCAGTGCCATGGTTAGTCCTCCTCCTTCTTCTTGTGGGGGTTCCGGGCCGCATAGCTGGCCTCGGACTCCGCGCACATGGTTTCATAAGTGTTTTTGCTTGTCTTTTCAGCGGCGGCCTTTGCGCTGTCCTGCGCGGCCCTGGCGATCTCACCCATCATGTCCTTGCCACGCACAGCGGACAGCAGGGCATCGGTGACCTTCGCCCGGGCGTGCTTGTCCTCAATAGCGGCCACAGCGGGGCGGACTTTCCGCAGGACAGCCACAGCGGCGTCCTTGGTGGCATCGTCCATACAGGCGTCATTCTCCACAGGGATGGTGATGGACTTGCCCTCCTCTTTCTTGCCCAGCAGGCGCTTGATCTCCTCGTCAATGTCGCTCTCGTCGTGAAGCCGGTGCTCGCCCTCGCCGCCGCGGCTCTTGGCCTCCAGCATGGAAATGATCCGGTCCAGCTTGCTGCCCAGGTCGTCGCCCTTGGGGGCCTTCTCGACCATTTCATCTTCGGCGGTCTTGCTCTCCGCGGGTTCCGCTTCCTGCGCCTTTTCAGCGGGCTCAGCGTCCAGCGCGGTAGCCGTGGTCTCCACCATCTTGTCCAGCTCTTCCGGGCTGGCGTCCTTCGCCGCCATTCCAAAGGCGTGGAGGACAGACTTCCAGAATTCGTTCATGTGTTTGTTTCCACCTTTCTCCGCCTCCGGGGCGGTGTCTTGTATTGCAACCGCGGCCCCCGCCCGGCCTTTCGGCACGACGGCCACGTGATTGCCGCGAATGTTGCTCTGCCGGTATCCGGCTCCGTCCGGCACATAGCTGCAGAGATACCCGCAGGAGACTTCCCGCTTGACGTTGTTCCGGACTTCCTCCGCCAGGTTGGCGTCGTTGATGTACAGGTCCGCCACGATGTAGTCCCCGGACCGGCGGACGTTCTGGACGTGTCCTTTCGTGTACGCCGAATAGTTCTCCGGCCCCACATTCTCTGGGGGATGGCCGTCGGTGATTGGCTTTCCCTCAAAGGAGGCCAGGGTGGCCGCCTCGAACACGTCCTCCGGGTGCCGCTGGACCGTCACGATCCGCTCCGGGTCTCCATCCAGCATCATCTCCCGGGCCAGATAGTCCTGCGGCCCTGTCCGGGCAATGGGGACATCGTGACAGATCAAAAAGCCCTCTGGCGTGTCCGTCATGTGAGGCGATATCCGGTCCCCGTAGTATGCAACCGCCATCACTCCACCCCCGGGACCAGCTCTTCCTGGTCTGCGCTCTCCCCGGCCACAGCCTCCAGCAGCAGGTCACTGATAATCGCCACGTGGTCCGTCTCGTCCGCCTGGATTTCCAGCAGCTTTGCAATGGCGCTGTTGGGCGCCACGGCCATGCAGGCTAGGTACATTCGGATGGTCTCGTTCTCTCCTGCCAGGGACTTTTTCAAAAGCTCGATGTATTCTCGCTTATAGTCCATGTCTTCACCTCGCAAAACAAAGAAAAAAGAGGCCAGCTATTGCAAAATCTGCAATAACTGACCTCGTTCGGTCCTTCCCGCCCGTCGTTCCGGGCGTGGGTTCGGTATTTATTTCAGCAATTTCCGGGACACGGTGTTGACCTGTATCTCCCCACTCTTCAGCTTAATCAGCTCTACCCGAAAGCCCTGATCCAGTGCCTTCTGAATTGCATCCAGCAGTTCTTTTGTCATCTCTGTCCCTCAATCGCATCAATCATGCTTTCACAGGCGGCACCAATTTCGTTGACATCCTCCTGCTTCTCTGTAAAGCCATGCCGCATGAGTTCATTCGCCAAGGCTTCTATGACAATATCGTCTATTTCATCCTGCGAATAGTCCCTATCCTCAACTCCAAGCGATTTGAGAAACTCCCATTGTCCGGCGGTCAATTTGAGACGCATCACTACTTCCTCCATCCGCTGATGATATTGCCGTTTTCCGGATTCACAACGATTTCCGCAGTTTTCCCGCGAAATCTCTGACTTGGCATACCATGATCGTCTATTTTGATTGTACCAATTTTAATGGGATTCTGCAAGGCATCCAGTGCGCCCTCCATGTCAAAGCCTCGTGAAACCGCCCTGTCAACTGCGTGTCTCGAAATCCCCGTAATCTCTATTCCCGTCGCTGTCCTTTGCCCAATCAGCGGCTGAAAGCTGAGACGCTTGTTTTCCCAGCGATACAGACTCTGCCATTCCTTGTATTTGGCATCACCGGCGATTTTATGCGCCTGCCAGGTCTTGAAGGTTTTGGGGACCGAATCCCCCAGCGTCATGCGGTACCGCTCCCACTGGCGGTAATCCGCCAGCCAGCGCCGCCGGGCCGCCTCCTTGTTCCGGTAGGCTTTGATTTGTCTCTCGGTCCGCGGGTCCACGCTGTACGGGTTCTTGGCCGGATTGGAAAAATCCCTGATCTTCTGAATTTCCTCCGGCGTCCGGCCCATGGGCGTCCACGGGATCAGAACATGAAGGCAATTCGGATGGATGTTCAGATAGGTGTTCGTCAGACTGTTCGGCCCATCCGGGTCCACTTTCCCAAATGCGTCCGCCAGCGGCGGGAAGTCCGGGTCGGCGCCGCTCTTGGAATACACCCTGCCCTCATAGGGGGCGCACAGGCCGCAGGTGGTGCCGTGCCTTGAAATCTGGTACAGGTCCTGCTCCGGGTCCGCCGTCAGCACCGCCATCACTTCCGCCTGCCGGGACGTGGTGCGGGTCACCATGGAGCAGTAGGTATGTAAAGACCAGTTGCGCCCCACCCTGTCCACAAAGGCCGTGATGCCCTCCCGCCGCAGGGCCTCCACAAATCCGGGCACGGTGATGTTCGCCCCGCGCCCTGCGGCCTGCATATTGGCCACCTGCTCCAGCCCCACCCGCCGGTACACATCCGGCTCTGTGCGGCCCACAACGGCGCTCTGGACGGTCGCCATGGCCGTCATGGCCGCATCGGTGATCTCGCCCATCAGGTTCTGCACCAGCGTGTCCACAATGGCCGTCTGCTCGCCGGTCAGCGACATGGCATTGATATAGCCCATAAAGTGCTTGGCCGGGGTCTCTCCCGCGATGCGCCGGGCCTCCGGCACCCGAACGTAAAACATCTGCTCGATCATCCGGGGCACATATTCCCACGAGTCGGACTCCATCTTGCGGAGAATGGCCTGCACCCGTTCAAGCGCGGCCACAGCATGGTAATCCACATTGCCCATGGACCGGAGCCGCCCGATCTCATTGATGATGTCGGTTTCCGCTTTCAGGAAAATCTCGATCAGCTTCTGCTGTTCCCGCTCATTCGGCGCCCGGTTCAGTGTCGGCATTCATCTCACCATATCCCAGCCCCATCAGAGGGTCCCGCAGGGCAGTCACATCCTGGTAGTTCTTCCCGGCAGCGGCATTTACTTCCTCGTCGCTGATACTGCCGAACATTCCGGTCTCCTCTTCCAGCTTTTTCAGCTCCTTCATGGCGGTGTCTGCCTGGAACAATCCGGCCTGGAAAGTATCCCGAATGGCCTGCGCCTTTTTCAGTGCGATCTCCGCTGTCTCCGTCGCCGTGGGTGTCCACAGCGGCGGGAAGGTAACCTCCAGATCATCCGGCGCCTCTCCCCACGCACTCAACGCCAGCACGGGCAGGAGCTTTTGCAGGACCGGCCTCACCTTTGCCTCCCGCTGGCTCCCCACATAGTCGTAGTAGTTTTTCAGGTCGCTCTCCCCGGTGGCGTTCATTCCCGCCGGGGAGCGCCCAAACAGTTTTGTCACAGGGTAATGAGAGGCACCGCACAGGTTCAGGCACATGGACTCATAGACTTCTTGGAGGCCAGTGAAGGTGTACTGCGTATTCCTGATCTGATTGCCCTGTTCCACAAGCTGCGTGCCGAAGTTGGACCGCAGCACGCTCTGGGCCTGCATCACATTCCAGAACCGCCGCTGGGCTTGACTGGAGCCGATCGAGAACAACTGCTCCAGCCCCTTGACTTCCATGGTGTTGATATTGGCCTGGAACGTCAGCGCGGCCATGTTGGCGCTCACGTTGTCATGGGCCACCACGTCCTTGTACAGGGCCTCCACCTCGGACTCGCCCCAGTACATCTCCGCCACCCGCTCCAGAAACGGCAGGTCCCGGCCGGTGAACCGAACCACCCGGGAGTGATGGACATTGACCACCGTGCGGCCCCGGGCGTCCGTGATAGAGTAGCTTTCGGGGACCGGGTCTCCTCCCTCAAAGACCAGCTCCATGTTGGGCGTGATGCCCTGCCAGCGGTCCAAAATGTAAAGGCCCTTGAAGCTGCCGGGGTAAATCATATCCATGTCCAGGGGCTTGGAGAGGTCGTCCTGCCCATCGATCATGATGAGACCGGCAGCGCCGCCATACAAACGCCCCCAGCGCAGGCCCTCGTTGATCCGTTCCCGCAGCCTTGTGTCCCGTTCCACCTTGCTCAGGGCGTCCAGGGCCTCCGGAGTATAGCTGCCCTTGAGCTTGTACCACTCACGCAGCATGTCATCCACCATCAGGCCGACCACGTTCTGCACCACCCAGTTGTCCCGGTAAAGCGAATTGAGCAGGGCGTAGTTGTCGGTCATCCGGGTTAAGGGGTATTCTGTGGCCTCCAAGGGGGACTGACTGCCCCACCCCAGGCGGAACAGGGGATTGGAGAACGCGTCCTGGACGCTGACCGCCTCTGTATTCGGTTGATTCCCCGCAGGGCGGGTCTTATGCCGTCTGGACACCTTCAAACCTCCAATCGGGTAAATCATTCACAAAATAGCGCAGGGCGTCCGGCCCGTGGTCCTGCTGCTTGACCGGCTTCTCCTCACCTCTCAGGGACGCCTTTTCGTCCCATAAGTAAGTCCCAAGCTCATCAATCAGGCCGGAGCACCGCTCATGGATCAGGATTTCCCGTCGGTTCAGCAGGGCTCCGGTTTTGCGTATCCCATCCAGCACATCATTGTCCGCCTCCCGGACGTATACACCTCGCTGCCGCAGAGCCACGATGAAGGACGCTGCGGACGGGTCCACCAGCACCGTGGCATCCGTGCCGCCCATGAACTCCAAGAAGTCGTCGGCATACTCCTGATCTGTTTTCTGCCGGCGCTCTTTCCGGCTGTCCCAGCGGTATTCCCGGTCTACCCGGATGTGTTCTCTGTCGTCATAAATATCCAGAAACACCGTCGGATTGGTAGTGCCGTAGTCACAAGCGATATAGCGCTGAGAACGGTCATACATCCCGGCAGGCCGCTCTCGATACACGTTTTCCGTCGGGTCAAACATGTCATAGATCAGGCCCTCAGACATGACCCAGCGGCCCAGGATGTACCGCTCGTAAAAGAGGCCGCTGTACATGGAGCGATACCGCGCCTTGGTTTCCTCGTCCAGAGACGGGTTGTCGTCCATCAGAAAATGCAGGTGGAGAGCGTTGTGCTTCTCCGGCTGCAAAATCCATTCCTGGCGGAACCAGTGCTGCGGGTTCTCGGGATTGCAGTTGAACCACATCTTGCTCCCCTTGACAGAGCACCTGGCCAGCGCTTGCTCCACAAAGGACCTGGGCATCAACGCCACCTCGTCCAGCAGTACCCCCGCCAGCGTCACGCCCTGCACCAGAGTGTACGAGCTCTCGTCCTTTCCGCCGAACAGGTAAACCCGGTTCTCCCGGTTCCCCCGTCGGGCAACGATCACATGATCGCCCCGGTTGTATCGGATATCGAAATTCCGTTTCAGGTAGACCACGGACAGCAGCGGCACCACGATGTTCCGCTCCACTGCACCCACGGACTTCCCGCAGAAGGCAAACGCGCAGTTGTTGAAATTCCCCATTGCCCACAGGAAGAAGGACAGGGACATGATGGAGGTCTTACCAGACCGGACAGCGCCGTCACAGATGAGGGCGTCATAGCTGGTATACGGGAAACGCATGATCTGCCGCTGCTTCTCAGAGAAGGCCATTTTCCGCCTCCTCCTTCAAGCTCTTGGTGATGGGGTCATCCTCTGCACCGGACCCACCAGCCACCTGTTCAGGCGGTTTATCTCTCCACTTGTCCGGTCTTCTGTTTTTCAGCCAAAAGATTTGGGCCGTGGTGTTCCCGTCTAGAGCGGCAACCAACAAGGCGTTTTCAACTTGGTAATCAACTACCTCTTTGCCTTTTTTTAAGGCCTGCGAAATCTGCGGAAATCGTTCTTTCCAGTCATACAGAGTGCGCACACCGCACCCCATCTTTTCGGCAAGCTGTTCATCGGTCAGCCCATCCCGGGCCCAGCCCTCCAGCAGCAGGAGCCCATCCGACTCCAGCCATCTCTGATACTTGCCTTTTGCCACAATGGACTCACCACCTCGATTAAAAATTCCCCGTACCCGACCCTCCCATCATTTCAGCGAGACGGGCACGCCCTTGTATCAAAGCTCCATATTGGGGTAAACTTTTTCCCACACTTTCATATGGTAAATATTTACCTCACCGTAGTTAGCATCGAAAATCTTCCTCACGCCGTATCCCATCCGCTCACTTTCTCTTTTGAGTTTCCTCCAATCAAAGTCCTTATGAGACCGTCCATTCATGTGGGCAACTCTTTTGATGGAGTACCATTCTTTGCTCCGGTCCAGCTCTGCCTCCAGTGCCTTTCTTCTGTCCTGTTCTCCTTTGAGCACAGTACACAGCCGGATCATAATATCCGGATTCATAATTGCCGCTTCAAGGGTTTCAGGAGTTATGTAGGCCCCATGCTTGCGGATAGACGGAAGCACCTCATCAAAAATCCATTTTTCAAATCGTTCCGCCCCCGGCAGCTCTGACTTGGCTGCCAGACGGTAAATGTCACCCTCGGGGATGAACTTCATGGCCTGTTCACCACCGTTGGTAGGGAGTCGGCGAATCACCGACCCCTTGCAATGAGTAGTGATTGCATCAGCGGGGCGTTTGTATCCCAGCGCCTTTGCCACATCACTCCCGCAGAACATCACCTTGCCGTCCTCTTCTATGGTCCGGATTTCTCCAAACTCCGGGTTGTTGAAAATCATAAGCTCATTCATTTGAGGGTTCTCCTTTCGTATATGTTAGGAGAGGCGGCGGGAGATTACCCCGCCATGCGTAACCCCTCAACATTGATCGTTCCGCCCCCGTCTCCTGCAACTGCGAGGCGGCATATTTGAGCGGGTGAGGATTTGCACCTCACATACAGGGACGCGTATAAACCTCGTTGCCCTGCCCTACGATTTATCAGTGCGTCTACTGGCATAGCCCACCCGCAGTTTCCCGCAAGTGACACACCCACTTTCGTGTCTATTCCGCCACCGCTCAGTCGTTATCTGCTCCGCATGTCGGCTTCGATTGCGAAACTCTGGAGCAGGTTAACGTGAAGGGAGTCCCCCGGCAGGAAACGTACAAGAGAGGCACTCCTTTCCGTTTAATATCTGCTCACTAGATACTCCTGCCGGGGGAGTGGGTTGTCCTTTGGGCCGTGGTTGGTGCATAGCCCGAAAGGGGAGGAAAAAGAAGGAGCATGGGGAAGTTACTCCCTCATGTTCCATTGTCGCATAGATGGCGCTTTTTGCTCATAAAACTTTATGAATATCCGATATTCTTTGTGAGACCATGAAGGGTTACTCGTCCTCCATTTTACACAGCTCGTCCAAACTAATGTGATAATATGCCGCAATCAATTTTAAAGCTGTCATCTTCGGTTCGACCTCTCCTCGCTCATATTTCCGAAGCGCATCCGGGCTTAACCCCATCAACTGTGATGTGACCGTCATGCTCCGAACTGGCCGCATAGTCTCCCGCAACTTTCTCAGCCTTTCCGGGAACTCACCCATCCATATCCTCCTTCTTGATCCAATACCGTCCCGCACAGCGGTGGGCGGTAACGCAGGCGGTAGAAATCCGGCAGGGGCGAACACCAACATCCTCTGCTGCAGATTTGATCGACGGATACTCCTTCCGCTGGCCGTGACGATCAATGGAGATCACTTCGGTTTCAGTCATTGTTTGCCTCCTTGCTTTTCACCCAATTTTTGCACCCTTCCTGTGGGTCAAAGTCCTTCTCAATTTCACACCCAATGCAGTTAAAACAAGTGCGTGGTTCATCATCCTCCACCACCTCGTATCCCATCAGTCGGGCGGCTTCGTGGGGATTGTCTGCAACATACGCATAACACGGGTGTTTCTGTTTTGCATAGCTTTGGACTGGCTCTCGAAGTGTACAATCATTACAATCTTCTTTGCTGTCGCAGTAATGATCCATAGCCTCCAAAATCCCGATATACACTTTCCCCGTCTCAGGGTTCCGAAACTTCATTTTCGGCCTCCTTTCGCTGGCCGTAGGAGCAGAAATCATTTTCGTAAGTTCCGCCTTCCATTCTGTGTCGCTCACATTCACCAGCACAGTGATTTTCCCACTGCCTAGTGTATCTTCTCCAATATTTACACTCCCGGCACCTGACCACAGGCACGGCGGAGATGGTGGGGGCATGACAAATCAAATTAAGAAAATTACGGTTACAGTTACGTTCAATGCCAGTTGACCCTTTATATTGTTTCTCAACTTCGTCATAAATCGTGTCAACATCAGCTAACCTCATGCTCGTCCTCCTTGTCCATGCGAGCGCCGCACGAAGGGCAGTATCTTGACTTTTTACCGCTCCATTCTCCGCATTCACTACAGATCAATTTGTGTGTTCCGCTCGGCCATTTGTCTCTAACCCATCTCCCGTGCCGCACCTCCGCAACGTCGGCGGCGGAGATAGCCATAAGTTCGGATACGCAATCCTCAAAAATCTGTACAACTCTTTCGTCGTTTTCTTCTTCGCAATCACGGCGATAGTTCTCAAATTTCTTGACAGCAACCGCCCTCTCGATGTACTCCTTCATTCGCTCCACCTCCGTTCGTGATCGTCCACAATCCGTTGAATGATTTCCAACTCTTCATCTGTCAGCGTCCGGTTCCACGCAATGGAGAAATCGCCCGTACACCGATTCGGGCAGGCCGTACACTCGCAACGGTTGGCGTTGCTGGTATCATTCACCCTGAATGGGCAGCTGTGGTTATAGCAGTCAGTTCTAATCCCTAATTCCCGTTCGACAAATTCAGTGGGATACATCGGCGGTATAGTTTTATTCTCCATCCTGCTCCCTCCGTAGTGCGGCCTCTTCGCGGGTCAGGAAAACAGTTTTTCCGAAATCTTCAGGTATCAAATAACCGTTCCAAATCGGATATGTAATCTCTCCATCTGCGTTAATTTGTGCGCCATCAAGACGGCTTACGCTCGGACAGTCATCACCTATGCGCCACTGATAGATAGTTTGATCTGGCTTTGCAGGCAGCACCACGCACCGCCCCTCACGATCCGCCTGGGCCAGTTTGCGGAGGCGGGTATATGTTACAGCGCAACCGCAGGACACGCCATTCAAAAGCTCCACAAGGCCTTTCTCACGAGATTTAAGTGCTCCTATCTCTTCCGGCTCCAGGCCCGTTTCCTCGTAGGCTGCGAGGCGGTCAACAATAGCAGTGGCCTCAAACTCTCCACGACAATAGTTCCCTGTCAGGCTATCCTCTCTAACCCCTTCTGCTCCATGAGCATAGCCGCAGATATACGTTGTCAAGCGTTCCATGTCAGTCCT